TCTAATGTAAACTTTTTTTTAGGCTTACAATTTCAATTCAAAATATTACATTGGCAAACTAAAGGTTATGCCAGACATATGGCTTTTGGTGACATTTATAACACATTAGGTGGTCTTATTGATGAATATGTTGAAACATGTATGGGAAAACATGGTAGATTTACTTTAGATAATTCTACTGATACTATCCAAATGATGAATCTTAATGATCTTAATATTGTTGAATTTTTACAAACAGCAAAAAATAGACTTATAGGGTTTAATAACGAATTATCAAAAGAAAAAGATTCGGATCTTTTAAACCTTAGAGATGAGATGTTAGGGTCAATTAATAAATTGGCTTATCTATTGACCTTAGAATAACTTTTTAGATACTTTTTAAAATTATTTTTAGCCCAGATTTTGTAATCTGGGTTTTTTTATTTATATTTTACTATTGTCAATTTAAAACAAAAATTATGAGCACAGTAGACGCAGTACTTGCACAGTACGAAAAAAACAAACAATCCGCAAGCGGAAACGGTAACAAGGTATCAAGTGAAGACAGATTAAAAAAGTACTTTACAACGGTTTTACCAAAAGGTTCTAGAGGTGAAGAACGTAGAATTCGTATTCTACCTACAGCCGATGGTACAACACCATTTAAAGAGGCTTATTTCCACGAAATTCAAGTGGATGGTAAATGGGTAAAGCTTTTTGATCCAAAACAAGAAGGTAAGCGTTCTCCATTGAATGAAGTATATCAGGTATTGATGAATACCGGTGTTGAGGCTGACAAAGAATATGCACGTCAGTATCGTTCTAAGAAGTTCTATATTGTTAAGGTTATCGATCGTGATAACGAGCAAGATGGTCCTAAATTCTGGAGATTTAAGCACAATGGAAAGCAAGATGGCATCTTAGATAAGATTTTCCCTCTTTTCCAAAAGAAAGGTGATATCACCGACCTACAAACTGGTAGAGATTTAACATTATTCCTAAGCTTGACAAAGTCAGGTAATGGTAAGGAATACACAACAATTAATTCTATTATTCCTGAAGACCCATCTCCACTTCACACAGATGATTCTGTAGCAAAAGGTTGGGTAAATGACGAGTTAACATGGTCAGACGTGTACTCTAAAAAACCAGAAGAATACCTAGAAATGGTTGCGAAAGGCGAAACACCAACTTGGGATTCAGACGGTAAAAAATGGGTTTCAGGTGCTAGTAATGGTGAAGACACAATTGTTGGTAAAAAACAAACAGTTGTAACACCGATTGAAGATCCTCAAGAAGACGAAGAAGCAGACGAAAATCTGCCATTCTAATCCAATGGGCTGGAGATAACGTCAAAAGCCCTCTTTTTTAAAAATTATTATTATGGCTATAAAGAAACAAAATTTCTCAATTTCACAACTTGCTTCGAAATATTCAAGCAAGACAACATATAAACCAGATCGTTTCTTAGATTTGGGTGATGCATTTCTTGATGCTAGTGGATTACCAGGTCCAGCATTAGGACACATTAATATGTTTTTAGGTCACTCAGATACAGGTAAAACAACAGCTTTACTTGGGGCAGCGGCTGATGCTATTAAAAAAGGTATGTTACCAATTTTTATTATCACAGAACAAAAATTTGATTTTGATCATGCTGCAATTATGGGCATCCCAGTAACAAAGGATGTCGATCAATCAACTGGTGAAGTTACCTATTCAGGAGATTTCATTTTTAAAAATGATTTCGAATATATTGAGCAAATAACTGATTTCATCAATGAAATGCTTGATTTACAAGAAAAAGGTGAATTACCGTATGATTTACTATTCCTTTGGGATTCTGTAGGCTCTGTTCCTTGTAAAATGACCTGGGAAGGTAAGGGTGGTAAACAACACAATGCATCTGTACTTTCAGATAAGATTGGTATGGGTATTAACCAAAGAATTTCTGGCTCAAGAAGAGCAGATAAAGACCATACAAACACTTTAATTATTGTTAATCAGCCTTGGGTTGAATTACCAGATAATCCATTTGGTCAACCAAAAATTAAAGCAAAAGGTGGCGAATCTATTTGGTTGAATTCAACATTAGTATTCAGATTTGGTAACGAGAAGAATGCTGGAACAACGAAAATTTCTATCACAAAGAATAAAAGAACTGTTACTATTGCAACAAGAAGCAAGATTACAGTTATGAAAAACCACGTTAATGGTATTCAATTCGGTGATGGTAAAATTATGGTAACACCTCATGGATTTATGAGAGCGAAAGAAGCTGCAGAAGAGAAAAAATCTAGAGAGGATTATGTGAAGGATAATTTGTTATATATCAGCTCACTATTTGATGAAAAAGTTGATAATCTCGAGGAGATTAAGTTCGAACCAATACGAGAAGAAGACAACGAGGATTAATTGTTTAACTATTAAAGAATAGACTAAATGTCTAATACATTATTGGTTGATGGGGACAACTTATTAACCATTGGTTTCTACGGGTTAAAAACCCATTTTTATAAAGGACAACATTTCGGTGGTTTGTTTCATTTTATCGATACTCTCAGAAGATCATTTGAAAATTATCAGCTTGATAAGATCGTGGTCTTCTGGGACGGTAAAGATGGTAGCCAATCTAGAAGAAAAATATATAGTCCATATAAAGAGAATAGAAAAACAAGAATCAAGACGGACGAAGAAATTTACGCCTATCAAAGACAAAGATCAAGAATCAAGCAATATTTGGAAGAAATCTACGTTAGACAAGGTGAATTCGAATATTGTGAATCAGATGATTGTATCGCTTATTACACACAAAACTCCCCTAATGAAAAAAAGATAATCTATTCTTCAGATAGAGATCTAGCACAGTTAGTAAATGAAAATGTAAGCATTTACAACCCAGCTCACAAAAAGGTTTACAAAAAGAATGACATGATTGAATATGATCATGAAAACATTCTTATTGAAAATGTAAAACTGGTTAAAATACTTTGTGGGGACCCATCAGATAACATCTTCGGAATTAAAAATTTAGGAATTAAGAGACTAATCTCTTTTTTTCCTGAGATGCAGACTCGCCATTTAAGTCTAGAAGAAGTGAGAAATCAAGGTAATCTAATATTTGAAGCAGATAAACACAATAAGTTAATTGCTAATTTTCTTACCGGGGTAACTAAGTTAGGGGTATATGGTGATGAGTTTTTTGATATGAATAACAGAATGGTATGTCTTGATAATCCTATACTAACTGATGAAGCTAAAGAAGGGGTTAAATCTTTAATAACCGACAGACTTGATTCCGATGGCCGTTCTTATAAAAACGCCATGAAAATGATGACAGAAGATGGTATTTTCACGGTTCTACCTAAAAGTGACGATGCCTGGATTAAATTCTTAAACCCATTTCTCAGATTAACAACAAAAGAAAAAAATAAAACCATAATTAAATTTAAAATTAAATAAAAACTAAGACTTATGAACATTCAAGAACAAAACAAGTTTGAATTTTTACTTACACTAGACGGCAATATCATCTGCCAAAGATTTTTTAACGTTAGGGATTTTAATCCTGTGACCAGAAAATCTATGGAATTGCATTATGAAGTAAAAAATATTTGTGAAGAAATTTCGGAAGATTTAAAAATAAAAAGTTCCGAATACCTAATCGAAAATCAAGGATTTTTTATGAATAATGACTTTGTGGAAGATCCAAAAGAAGCAGAAGAACAATACTTTTTGCTACAAATTAAGCAAGGTGACGATGTATTTATTCAAAGAATATTCGCAGCACATTACTATCATCCAAAGGTTAGATATGCTGTAGATATTCGACCAAAATTAAGAAGAATTTTGGCAGATTTAACTGAAGTTTTGTCATATGGTAATCCAGAAACGACATATCTTCAGTATCAACTTTAATTTATTTTATAATTTTATAATATTATGACCGAAAAAAACTTTGGCCATTTAGGGCACACGTATCAAATATCTTTATTAAAGACTATAATAGAAGACCGTAAATTCGGTGAATCTATTGTTGAGGTCATAGATCAAAACTACTTTGATAATAATGGTTTTAAATTTATAATGCAAAATATTAAGGAGTGTTATGAGAAGTATCAAACACTCCCTTCTTACTCTGCATTAGAACAAAAAATCCTTTCTGAGAGTGTTTCAGATACCGCTAGAACGGCATTTATTGACACTATAAAGAATATACAAGATCATGTTATTGATCAGGGTGGTGTTCCTCTTATTAAGGATAAGGCAATGAACTTTTGTAAACAACAAGTTCTAAAGAAAACCATTAAAAAAATAGAGGAGATTACATCTAAAGGAGAATTTGAAGAATATCACAAAATCGAAAAGTTAATTCAAGACGCCTTACAAGTTGGGGCAACTGATAATGATGTTGTGGATATTTTTGAAAGTATTAGTTTAGCTTTACAAGCGGATAATAGAAGACCAATACCAACAGGTGTTGTCGGTATTGATAATTTGTTAGACGGTGGTTTAGGTAGAGGTGAATTAGGGGTGGTTTTAGCACCAACTGGTACAGGTAAAACAACATTATTGACCAAGTTTTCAAATGAGGCATTTAACCAAGGTTACAATGTTGTTCAAATTTTCTTTGAGGATAACGTTAATAACATTAAACGAAAACATTTTACCATTTGGACTGGAATAACACCAAAAGAACAACCACTTCAGGCTGAAGAAGTTGAAAGAATGGTTACAGAAAGAAAAAAATCATCTTCTGGTGAATTGAGATTATTGAAGATACCTAGTGATTCAGTTACTGTTTCTGAAATAAAATCTAAATTAAGAAAGATGCAAGCTGATGGTTTTCGAATAGATTTAGTAACTTTGGACTATGTTGATTGTATCTCTCCAGAAAAGACAAACTACAATGAGGAATGGAAAGGGGATGGTGCAATCATGAGACAACTTGAATCTATGACATCCGAATTTGATATTGCGATATGGACTGCGACACAAGGTAATAGAGATTCTATTAAGAGTGAGGTAGTAACAACAGATCAAATGGGTGGATCAATTAAGAAGGCTCAAATTGGTCATGTTGTATTGTCTATTGGTAAAACTCTTGAACAAAAGGAAATGAATTTAGCAACACTTACTTTATTAAAATCTAGAATTGGTAGAGATGGTGTTGTGTTTAATAATTGTAAATTCAATAATGAATTTCTTGAAATTGATGTGGATCAACAGAACACATTACTTGGCTTCAAAGTAGATCAACAAGAAGAAGCAAAACAACGTAAGAACAAAGCTTACAATGAGTATCTAGAACAAAAAGAATTAATTAATAAATAAAACAAATAACATGACCGAGAAGATTTTAGTAGACAATCCCGGACGTTTCGTCCTTTTCCCTATCCAACACCATGATTTATGGAGGTTATTTAAACAACAAGAAGCATGTTTTTGGACTGCCGAAGAGATCGATCTTGGACAAGATGTTTATGATTGGGATAATAAGTTAAATGCTGACGAACAGCATTTTGTAAAACATGTTTTAGCTTTTTTTGCGGCATCAGATGGTATTGTAAATGAGAACTTAGCAATGAACTTTGTTAATGAAGTTCAGTATACTGAGGCTAAATTTTTCTATGGTTTTCAGATTATGATGGAAAATATCCACAGTGAAACTTATTCTTTATTAATTGACACATATATCAAAGACAAAGAAGAACAAAATAAATTATTTAATGCAATAGAGACTATCCCTGCAATTAAAAAGAAAGCAGACTGGGCAATTAAATGGATTAACTCAGAATCATTTGTTGATAGATTAGTTGCTTTTGCCGCTGTAGAAGGTATTTTCTTTTCTGGTTCATTCTGTTCTATTTTCTGGTTAAAGAAAAGAGGATTAATGCCAGGTTTAACTTTCTCAAATGAATTAATTTCTCGTGATGAAGGTATGCACTGTGATTATGCTTGTCATTTATTTAACAATCATATTGAAAATAAAATATCAGAAAAAAGGATTAAAGAAATTATCTGTGGTGCATTAGAAATTGAAAAAGAATTTATTCTTGAAGCGTTACCAGTTCGATTAATCGGTATGAATTCTGATTTAATGGCACAGTACTTAGAGTTTGTTACAGATAGATTGTTAGTTGCTTTAGGTTGTTCTAAAGTATATAATACTGAAAATCCATTTGACTTTATGCAAAACATTGCATTACAGGGAAAAACAAATTTCTTTGAAAAAAGAGTTGCTGAATATCAGAAAGCAGGTGTAAATAAAACAACAGAGTCTGAAGATTTAAACTCTGCGTTTGGTGATGTAGATTTCTAAAAAAACAATTGAATAGAAAAATGAAAGTATTAAAGAGGGACGGTACCTTAGAAGAAATGAGATATGACAAGATCACTAAAAGAATTAGTGCTCTTTGTGAAGATTTAAATATGGATTATGTTGATCCAACATTTATAACCTTAAAAGTTACACAAGGTATATATGATGGTATTTCAACAAAAGAATTAGACGTGCTTGCAGCAGAAACCGCAGCATCTATGACAACTACACATCCAGATTATGCGAAGTTAGCTGGAAGATTAGCTGTCACTAATTTACATAAAACAACACCAAAGAAATTTTCTCAAGCAATTAAGGAACTACATTCATTTGTAGAACCTAGAACTGGTAAAGAATCATCACTAATTGATGATAATGTTTACAAGTTTGTTATGGAAAATAAAGAGGTGATTGATGGCGCTATTGTTTTTAATAGAGATTTTGATTTTGAATATTTTGGATTTAAAACATTAGAAAGGTCATACCTATTAAAAATTAGTGAAAGAGTTGTTGAAAGACCACAGTACATGTATATGAGAGTTGCTGTTGGTATTTGTGGTGGTGATGTACAAATGGCACTTAGAATTTATGATGATTTATCACAACATTTTTATACGCATGCAACACCAACATTATTTAATGCTGGTACACGCAGAGCACAAATGTCATCTTGTTTCTTAATTGGAAATAAAGGTGATGATATTGATGGATTGTTTGATACAATTAAAGATGTTGCAAAGATTTCTAAATGGGCTGGTGGTATTGGTTTACATGTTCATGATGTAAGAGCTAAAGGTGCATACATTAAAGGAACTGGTGGTATGTCTGATGGGCTTCTACCGATGATGAAGACTTATAATGAAGTTGCTCGTTGGATTAATCAAGGTGGTAAAAGAAAAGGATCTTTTGCTATCTACCTAGAGCCATGGCATGCAGATGTTTTTGAATTTATTGATTTAAGAAAAAATCATGGTAAAGAAGAAATGCGTGCAAGAGATTTATTCTTAGCTATGTGGACACCAGATTTATTTATGCAACGTGTTGAACAAGATGGTGATTGGTCATTATTCTCTCCAGACGAAGCACCAGGTTTATCTGATGCGTATGATAGTCCAGAAGATAAAGCATTTACTAGATTATATGAATCTTACGAACAACAAGGTTTAGCTAGAAAAACAATTAAGGCTAGAAAGTTAATGGATGCAATTTTAACTGCACAAATTGAAACTGGAACGCCTTATATGTTATATAAAGATCCAGCTAACTATAAATCAAATCAAAAGAACTTATGTACAATCAAGTCTTCAAACTTATGTACTGAAATTATTGAGTATAGTTCACCAACTGAACAAGCTGTTTGTAACCTAGCATCTATTGCTTTACCAAAATATATTATTGATGGTGAATTCAGTCATGATATGTTATATGAATACACATATCAAGTTGTAAAGAACTTGAATAATGTAATTAACTTAAATTTTTATCCAACAGAAGAAACTAAAAACTCTAACTTTAAACACAGACCAATTGGTTTAGGTGTTCAAGGTTTAGCTGATGTATTCTGTATGTTAGGATTACCATTTGAATCAGAAGAAGCTGATAAATTACAAACGGATATTTTTGAAACGATTTATTTTGCTGCTATGACATCATCAAATGATTTAGCAAAAGAATATGGCCCATATGAATCTATTGTTGGTTCACCAATTGAGAAGGGTATTTTTCAATTTGAAATGTGGGGTTTAAAAGATAAAGATTTATCTGGTAGATGGGATTGGAAAAAATTAAGAAAAGAAGTTGTTAACAACGGTGTTAGAAATTCATTATTAATTGCACCAATGCCAACAGCATCAACCGCACAGATTCTTGGTAATAACGAAGCGTTTGAACCATTTACAACTAATATGTATTCAAGAAGAACATTAGGTGGTGAGTTCGTTGTTGTTAACAAACACTTGGTTAATGAGTTATTAAAGTTGAACTTATGGAATGATGAACTTAAAAAGAAGCTAATCATGGAAAATGGTTCAATTCAAAATATCCCAGAAATACCGGTTGAAATTAAAGAAGTGTATAAGACTGTTTGGGAAATGTCTCAAAAGAGAATTTTACAAATGGCAGCAAATAGAAGTGTGTTTATAGATCAATCACAATCTTTGAATTTATTCATTGATAACGCTACAAAACCAAAATTATTAGCCGCACACCTATTTGGTTGGAAACTTGGCTTAAAAACCGGTATGTACTACTTAAGAACCCGTTCTGCTGTAGATCCAATAAAAGGATTAGGGGTTGATACATCTGTAAGTAAATCAGCTGAAACACAACAGCAATTGGTTACATATCAGACAACACAAAAATCTATAATAAGTGAAGACACACCCGAAGTTATAATGACTAGTGAAAGACCAACGGATTCTCCGTTTGAATGTGAGGGTTGTGGTTCCTAAGATAATGGGTGGCGCCCTCAAAGTCTAACTGTCGTCAAGGCGTACCTTGAGCATCCAGGACTTGATTTAATACAGGGTGCGAATATCAAGTCACTATTTAAATTTCGCGACGCTTTTTTACGAAGGTGTCGCGATTTTTTATTTATATCCATTTTAGTATTGTTTATATTTATTGTTATGGTTACTAAATATGGCATAGATTTTCCTTTTAGAAATAGCACCCTAGGTGACTATACTAGAATGACCCTTAATAAGGATGAAGAGATTAGAGCAAATCTTATTCATTTATTATTGACAAGAAAGGGTAGTAGATATTTTTTACCAGATTTCGGAACTAGATTATATGAATTTATTTTTGATCTAAATGACTCAATTACATATACCAGTATTGAAGACGAGATTAGAGAAACAGTAAAAATTTATATACCTAATTTAGAAATAAACTCAATAAAAATAACTAATCCTGATATTGATCCAGAAGACGGTGCCTCAAGTATTAGTGAGGATGAGGATATCAGATTATTTAGAACTGGGGATGGATCTACAAAACCATACACAGCAAAAATAAGAATCGATTACACAACAAATAATGGGACTTTTTCTAGTTCTGACTTTGTAATTATTAACATATAATATGAGCAAAAAGATAGCATATACTAATAGAGATTTTGCTGGTCTAAGACAAGACCTAGTAAATTTAACCAAAGAATATTATCCAGATATTATACAGAATACAAATGACGCGTCAATTTACTCTGTATTATTGGATTTAAATGCAGCGGTTTCTGACAACCTTCATTTTCATATTGATAGGGTTTGGCAAGAAACCATGTTAGATTTTGCTCAAAAAAGACAATCATTATTTCATATTGCAAAAACATATGGTATAAGAATCCCTGGTCAAAGACCCTCTGTTGCTTTATGTGATTTTAGTATTAACGTTCCTGTTAAAGGAGATAAAGATGATGACAGATATGAAGGTATCTTAAGAGCCGGAGCTCAAATTTCTGGGGGTGGACAAATTTTTGAAACAATTGAAGATATTGATTTTTCAAATCCATTCAATAGCAAAGGTGAACCAAATAGACTTAAATTACCAAACATTGACAACAACAATAACTTAATTTCATATACTATTGTAAAAAGAGAAGCTGTTGTTAATGGGGTAACAAAAATATTCAGAAAGGTCATTACACAACAAGAACAAAGACCATTCTTAAAAATATTCCTACCAGAAAGAAACGTTTTAGGTGTTTCGGCGGTAATTCATAAAGAAGGTACATCATTTGTTGGTAATCCAGCATATAGTGAATTTATTGGTGATCCAAATAAATGGTATGAGGTACAATCTTTAGTTCAGGATAAAGTTTTCGTAGCAAGTACAACTTCAGTTTCCGATAGAGCTAATTTTAAAGCTGGTGAATATGTGCCAGTACAAAATAAGTTTATTAGTGAATATACACCAGAAGGTTATTTCTTTTTAACTTTTGGTTCTGGTAATGTAGATCCATTAGATAATTTAGACAATTATATTACAGATAAATTAAAAGTAAATTTATCATCATATTTAAACAATTTATCACTAGGTTCTATACCAAAACAAGATACTACATTGTTTATAAAATATAGAATTGGTGGGGGTAAAGAAAGTAATGTTGGGGTTGGTGTCATCAATAACGTAGAAAACTCTGATTTTATTATTACAGGGCCAAATTCAAACACAAATAGCCAAGTTTCACAATCTTTGAGTGTAACAAACATTACACCAGCAGTTGGTGGATCAGATCAACCAACAGTAGAAGAGCTTAGAGCAATGGTATCTTATAATTTTGCTGCTCAAAATAGAGCTGTAACATTAAATGATTATAAATCAATGATTGAAACAATGCCAGCTACTTATGGTGCACCAGCTAAGGTAAATGTGATGGAGGAAGATAATAAAGTAAGAGTAAAATTACTTTCATATGACCAAAGCGGTAATTTAACAAGTGTTGTATCTAACACATTAAAACAAAATATTCTTAATTACCTTTCACAATATAGAATGATTAACGACTATATTGATATTGTTAGTGGTGAGGTTATTGACATGGGATTAGAAATTGACCTACTTTTAGATAAAAATCAAAATCAGGGTGAGGTTATTAGAGATGTGATTAGCGCAACAACAGATTATTTCTCAATTGATAAAAGAAAAATGGGTGATCCATTATTTGTTGGTGAATTAATGAAAGATGTGAATAATGTTCCAGGTGTTGTTAACGTGATAGATGTAAGAGTTTATAACAAGATTGGCGGCGAATATTCATCTTCACAAGTCTCACAATCCTATAAAGATACTGCCACAAAAGAGATCCTACAAAGTGATATGACAGTCTTTATGAAGGCTAACCAAATATTCCAAATCAGGTTTCCTCAGAAAGATATAAAAATAAGGGTAAAAACATTAGGCACGACTACATATTAACGTCTTTTTTACTTATCTTTTTTCTATAGGAAAATTGATGAGTTTCTATTTATAGTTAATATGATACAAAAACATAGAATCAACACCAGTTTAAATGGGGATAAGAAAGTAACTGTAGAGTTAAAACAAGATTATGATCTTTTAGAGATCTTGTCTTTAAAATTTACTCAACAGGATGTATATACCTCTTTATGTGCTGATTATGGTGTTGTTTGTGGTAGAATAAGCGTTAATAATGGATTAGGGGTTCCGAATGCGAGAGTTTCTATATTCATCCCGTTACTAGAAAGTGATGAAAACGATCCCGTTATATCATCATTATACCCATATAAATTAGCTCAGGACAAAAATGAAGATGGTTATAGATATAATCTTTTACCATCTAGAAAACAACACGGAGGCCACGAGCCAACCGGGACATTCCCCGATCAAGGTGACATTCTTTCAAGAGAAGAATACCTTGAAGTTTTTGAAAAATATTACAAATACACTGTAAAAACTAACAGTTCTGGTGATTTCATGATTTGGGGGGTTCCTCTAGGGGAACAAACAATCCACGTTGACGTTGATTTATCAGATATTGGTTGTTTTTCATTAAGACCTTACGATTTTATTAGACAAGGAATGGGTGTTGATTCATTTAAAAACACTTATTCGTATAAAGCATCAAAAGATTTAGATTCTTTACCACAAATTGTTTCATTTGATAGAACAATCGATGTTTATCCTTTTTGGGGTAATTTAGATTTATGCCAAATTGGTATAACTAGAACTGATTTTGATTTATCTGATCAGGGGGTTAACATAGAACCTAAAGCATTTTTAATTGGAGGCACATATACCGATAAAGGTACTAACTCTCTAAATAAAAATTGTCAGCCTAGACGAAAAATGGGTAGAAAATGTGATCTAACAACCAAAAGCGGTAAAATTGAAGCTATTAGATTTACCGCTGAAAAGGATTCACAAAATAGACCCATATTAGAAATATACGAAATTGATGAAGATATTCCAGAGGATGGTGGGTTTGTTTTACCGGTACCAATGAACTCTGAATTTATATACACAAATGAGTTTGGTGAAAATGAAATAACCAATGACCCAAATAAAGGTGTGGCAACGGCAGCGTGTTATAGATTTCGTTTTAGTTTAGATGATAGCGGAAATGAAAGAGTAAGAAAAACAGCTAGCTTCTTGGTTCCTAATATAAGAGAATATTCTGGAGAAAAAGATAAATCATATGCCTTTTCAACTACCTGGAGTGATTATCCTACAAGCGCAGTATCAACAGATCCGGATAAAGGTATTTTATATAATGACTTTGGGCAATTTTATCCTAGAGATTATTTTTATAGGATGACATATAATAAAGTTTATACTGTATCATCTTTTCAAAATATTCATTATAATAGTACGTTTTTTACAAATGACAGATATGTTGGTATTAAAGAGATTGTACCACCAGAAGAAGAGGATTGTTCTAGCGAAATAGTTACACCACCTGTAAATTTTGGAAAACGAAATAGAACTTTTTCATTATTAATTTCTTCTGTTTTATTATTTATTGAACATTTAATAAATCTATTAACATTAACGTTTACAAATTCTTTAGTTCGTTTATTGTTTACAATTGGTGATGCTGCCGATTTTAGACCTATTAGAACATTGGCAAGAAGTGTAAAAAGAGCGGCATTTAGAGCACAAGAAAATGGTCAAAGAAGATTATATTTAATAAATTATCCAGAATGTGAAGAATGTAACGGTGGTAACACTTTAGGTTCAGAACTTCAAGATGATGGTTCTTCTAGTTCTTTTTGTTCTGTTGGTACTGTAACTATTACTGGTGATTACTTAGAAAATAGTAGAACATTATCAGTAACATCATTAACATTTGCTCCAGACACAACCGGTGATTGTCCAGGAGAAGATTTAGAAGCGTTAGGCGCTGCTTTAATAACAGGTGGTGACGGTATATTGTATTTTATTAACAATCAATCAGATTATCAATTAAGTAGTGAAACATTTGGTAACACATCTTTAAGTACTCAATTTTCTGGAACCCCCGTAACAGATGTTAGTGGAAATACCATAAGCTATACATCTATAACATTTCAAGATGATGGTGTTCTTTTTGGTGAGCCTGGTTCATATACATTAACAATAAGAAGTACAACTGATAAAGAAGCTATCGACTTACCAATAACAGATGCAGTTGAAGAAGGTTGTGATATATATGATACACCATATGACGAAGCTTTGGTTAGCTGGTATTATCCTAATACTGGTTATACTAGCTATGGTTGGACAGGTACGATTTCACCAGCTAGTTATGTTGTAGGAACAACAAGTGTTGTTGCAACAAATATTACCGGAACATTATATGGTGAAGGTCTTAAGACATACGGTTCAACATTATCTGCCGATATTAAATATTACAATAGTAGTGGGGTACCATTAATACCTTCTTTTGAAGGTGAACAATATGATAGATTTACTAGAAGTGGTATGTCCGAGTTTGAAAACGGCGTATTCACAATAGTTCCAGGTACACAAAGAACAACAAGAGTTTGGGAAATATTGAGAGAATATTATAGAAGAAAAAGAGTTGGTAAATTATTTTGTGGTGGTATTGTAAATTATTCTTTTGTTGATAACTGGTTATCTGGATCTTTATATTTCTTTTTATTTAAAGGTAAAAAAGGAAAATATTGTGGAGATGTTATTAGATATGTTGGTCCACAAGATAAATTCTATTATAGATCATCACCCTATGTTTCTGAAAGTAGTTGGGGTGAAACTAAAGGTTCTTTTAAAAGACTTGGTAGGCCAACAACCATAGTTGATTTAGGCCCTAGAGATGAATTTATAAAAGAAATATGTACAGACCCATCTTTAGATCCAAACTGTTCAGTTAGTAGATCAATAGGGTCGTCATCTTTTCAAAGCTTTGGTGAACTTTTAGGTTTAGCTATTAACTACAGAATGGATGTTAGTAATAACGACTTCCAATTAGAACAATTTTTTGACAATACTGGGTTTACATATACAAATGAAATTTTGGATGGGGATATATTACAACTTATATCTATCAATAACGAAGCTGGTATAGAAGAGTTTGATTTACAAAATCCTAGGTATCTTGGTTATTCATATCAAGTATTAGATCCAGATGTCTATCCAAGTGTTTTCAAAAATGGAAATGCAAATTATGGGCCACTACCTGTTACATTATATCTTGACGAAGATGGTGAAAGAATTAGAGCATGTTTAAATGAACCAGGTAGATTAACAGAATCATCACAAAAAGTTCCATTTTACTTATGGAATAAAAAGGGTACTGGATTTGGTTCTTATGCAACCAACCAAATGGATAAACAATGTTGGGATTATAGTGATGTTCAAGTTCAACCATTACAAGGTATGACTTATGCTTATAATTTAACTGGATCAACAAGTGATCCATCAGACAAGTATTTGTTATTACCTATGACGTATACATTTAGTGGTTTAACAGTTAGTACAGGAAATGCAACTAACGATATTGAATTTGATCAAATCTCTACCGTAGACTCACATACTAACTTTGATTCTGAGTATCCAGGATTTACTTATTTATATGTAACCAGTGGAACTATAGCTGAACCTTTAACCGGTACATTATATACTAGATATGGTAATGGTGGAACATGGCATTCGCAGAGCTGGGATTTTACTGATGATTTTATAATCAGAAAAACACAAGACTACTATACTGGAAATAAACAAATTTTATCAACACCGTTTATGTTTTATTTTGGATTGAGAGTTGGAAAAACTGGTGTAGATAAATTTATAGAATATTTTGGCGATAAGGGCGCCTTTACAAGTGCTGAATAATGGAAAAGAAAACAATCATATTACCAGAACTAAGGTACCACAAATCGCCAGCTGTTGATTTATCAACAAGAATTGGTCTAGAAAGTAGTGAGGAATTATTAAGAGAAGGTGACCGCTCTATTGTATTAGATTTAGAGGAACATTTTAGTTACGAAAGAGCTCAAAGTAAGAAGTATAAGATATATGGTAAACTAAAAATGATTTTTAGAAACATGTATAGTGGTACAACACCATATGGTAATCTAGCTGAATATCTTTATTTATTTGGTGATGGCGCTAGCGGTGACAATACAGGTTATTTACCATATGACGAATTTGCATTTATAAGACGCGACACATATAGAGAAGATGTAAACATTCCAGCAATTAGTGGAAGTACATATGGCACATACACACCAACATTTTCACAACCAACAAAACCAAGAAACAAGCATCAGGTTATCACTAACATGAATGCACCATATCATAATTGGAATTTTCATTTAAGTTATGTTAGTGGTCACGATACTGGTTTCACAATGTCATATACTCTTAGTGGGTCTACAGCATTTAACAATGATAAAATAACACATATACAATTTAATGCCGGTAGTGGAATACCATGTAGGGTTGAAGAAAAACCAACATATTATAAATTAACAACACCGGTACCTCATGGCATCAGTGAAGAAGAATTTGTTATAATATCATCGATCTCAAGTATTAGCGGTGTTACATACTCTGTATCAAGTTTGGGGGATGATAAGTATGATTCTGAGAAGTATGTTATAAACTTAAATAAGCAACAGTTTAGTGGTACAACAATTCCTAAATTAATAACAATCAAAAGATGTATTAATGATAGGAATATTAGTGGTACGACTTCAACATATTATGTACATAAACATAAAATATTAACTTCATCAACCGATTTAATTTTAGATAAAGCTGGTTTTGAATCACCTATTTTTGAAGATGAAAAGAAATTATTATTTGAAGATAGCGCGGGTAACAACGATGTACTTGTTGAAAGAAACAGACCAGAATCATTAATATATGATTTTAAAAATAGTTTTATTTTAACTGGTTTAACAAACAATCTTGGTTATACCCCATCAGAAATTTATGTTACGGTTTTATTTAAAAACGGATCTGGTTATTTTGAATACCCACCTAAAGTTGGGTATAAATTTCATTTACATGACGGTTGGATTGATAACCATTTTAGTGGAACAACAGCATTAGAAACTAGTTTAAGTGGGTCAACATTTACTAAAGATACTATTACGTTTACCTCTGGTGTTACAACCCCGGTTGACACCATTTTAACTGGTGCATTTGTTGAATATAGCTCATCTGAATTAAAAGAAAGAATAATATCAGAATCTTTACATAAAATTGTACAACCGTTGACGATTTTTGATCATGATCAAAACTTACCTACTAGTACTTTTGGCGGAACAATTTCGGCGAATAATAAAATGGGATTATTATATCAACCACATTATAGAGTTAAGTTAAGACAGATGTCTCAATATGTTGAAACATTTAACACTAATAACATCTTAGACTTACCAGATAATGCTAGATATTTTCCAGATGAAAAATTATGGAAATGGAGGGATTTATATGATCATGGATTTATTGATGATGAGGGTAATGGAACAGATTATCCATTCATAAATGGTCAACATTATGTTAAAACTGATTTTAATTTTTATTTCATAAATGAAAAGGAATACAATAATAAAAATAATGGATTCAAAGGATTCAGAGATATAAACTGTTAAAATGAATATATTATTTAATAATACTGATAAATCATTAATTTTTAATCCAGAAACGGATTTCAGAACTAATGCCGGTTGGGAAGAAAATTTTTTAGAATATCAAGAGGATGTTTTAAGATCTATTATCAACCCAGTTGAAAACTATGAAACGGTAAGGTATATTCATGAACCATATAGCGGGTTAACCGCCAGTGCTTTAGATACTCAATGTGATATTTGGTATTATTTTTATTTTTTAAATAACCAATCCCCAAGAGATTATGACAATGGTTTAGATTATGATTTAATAGGAATAAGCCCAAGAGAGAATGCTAAATTATTAAAACAAACTATTAATAGTTTTTTTAGATTGGAATTTTATACAACTAGAGAAAGAGAAACACAAAAATTGGTATTTGCTAAGAATTTATCGATTCCGTTAGGTCAAACTGTTTTTGATATTAACTTAAAAGATAGAATTAAAATACCTGTTTTTAATGGTAACAATTACAAAAATAGCGAAAACATGTATTTGTTTTGGTTTGGTGATGACACAGTTTTTAGTGGTTTGACATTTTTTATGACTGCTAGATTTTTCAATGCTGAAGATGGAACCACAACAAGATTTTTAAATAAAGATCTAACAATTGATAATTCTGGTTTGGTTAACGGGGAAAGAGTGGGTACGAAAGCTAATCCAATTAAGTTTTATGAAATGAATTTTAGTGACACAGTTGATGATGTTAATGATTTTTATTTTCAGGTTACATTCAGAAGAACTGATCATAGTTATAAAATAAACAGAGGAATTAACACAGATTGTGATCTAGTAGATGGTACTGCAGTTAAATTATAAAAATGAAAAAATATAAATACGAAATATTACAAAAAAATATATTATCGGTTGTTTTATACAATGCGGGTCAATATTGGTATGATCGTAATTTAGAATTAGTTCCTTGGTCCGCAACAACAGCACCTACTAGTGGAACGACAGTAATGGATGTTAAATGGTATAGTGATATTACATACGATGCCGGCGACACCATTTATTATAACGGAAAAATTTATAAATCACTAGTAGCATCAAATTTAAATAAAATACCATCAGCACAACCAACATTTTGGGTTGAACAACCTGAAGCTGTTACTTGGGTAGATAAAGGTTATTATTACAGATGGAATGGAACTTTATGGGTAAACATAGGAAAAAATAAATCTGCAGCATACCCAGATTATGAAATACCTATAACATTAAATGCCAAATCTGATGAATTAGGTGTAATGGTTGGGTTTGATGGTGAAATAGATCAAGTAGAACAACTTTGTAATTTCACATATAAAGCTAGTGGAAATACAATTACAGTTTATAATACAACGAATACAAATACATTAAAAAGAGTTGTTGACGCTACTTTTCAGATTAACTGGGGAGATAGTACAACTTCTTCAATTACGATACTTGGTAATGTTACAAAAACATATTCAACAGCTGGAAATAAAACTATTTCAATTACAATGAATAGTCCGTGGACAGTACAAACACTTTCTAGAACAATAAAATTACCTTTAGTAATTGGTACACCGACTAGTTTGGGTACATTATCGTTTACATTCCCATACACAGATTATGGGGTGGCTCTATCAGGATCAACAAAAACACCATCATCTCTCACATTTGTTGCCGCAGGTAAAAGTAGAATAATAGAAAAAAAATTATATGGTGGTAACACATATAGTGGGGTAACATCCACGTCATTACCCGGCACCACATTAACTTGTTCAAAATATACTGTTGATGGTTTAGATTATTATGATTGTTCTGACGGTGTCACTTATATCACTGGAAAAGTCCCAAATCATATTATAAACGGAACAACCGGATTTACATCATATAACTCAAGTACTGACTTTGCGGTAGAATATGTGACAAATAAAATGTTAACCAGAAACGAGCATTTTTTAGGTTTTGTTTCTGAACCACAAGTTTATTCTGACATATTTGTTGAAAGAGGTAAGATGGGTGTTTCAGAATTTAATTTAAGATTAGGTGAAATTGATAATTTAGGTGAATTAGATATCTACGGAAATGGTTTTTTCGTAGTAAAAAAACAATAAAATTATATTTATTAATAAAATACTATGGCAGTAGGAAGTTACGGAACAATAAGACCAGCAGATGTGTCACCAGAGGATGTAGAAATACTACTTCATTATGCTGCTGATAGAGGGGCGACAACCGATTCAACGATATCAAAGTTGGATTCGGCTACTATATTATCACCCTTGTATCATAATTCAAGCACTACAGATGACACAAACGCACCAAATGTGGAAGTTTTGGGTGGTATGTATAATTTGAGATTAGAAAGTTCAGCTTTCTCTGAAATTGGAATATACACATTACATATAAGACCAAAACAAATTAGAACATCAATCACAGATTGTGGTGTTCTTGCTTCTTTACCGTCTGTTAGAGGGATTGTTATTGATTTAGGTAATCTTACTACAGAAGATAGATCAAAATTTATTCCTCAGGGATTAGTTGGATATAGAGTTGAATATATAAGTGTTAGCGATAATAAGAAAGTACCTAATTTTTATAAAATAGTGACATCTTCTTTTTATTGTGAACCAATAACAACAAATTTAACAAATACTACACAAAAATCTGTTAGATATAGATATTCAGATTCGCCTACGAATTTGATGTTCTTAACTGTTACCCCATCCTCTGCGCCAACTAATAAACCTAATACGGTTCCTTTTATTGGTCAACCTTTACAAAAGATTATTTTAACAAACAGTTACTTTAATCCAACGACTATTGAGGTTGAAATGGTTGAACATGATGCTTCAACACTTGCTCTTGCCCTTTATGGTAATCAAAGTAAGGCGGTATCTTCAGGTATCTATACCATTTATGATGGCGCTAATAACATTTATAAACAGTTTAACCTATATGAAGTTAAAGACGAATTTAATGAGACGTTATATGAAATTCGTGAAGGTAGGACTGATATAGACCAAACGTTAAACTTTGACGATATTACAGAATAATGGCAAAAAGAAAAGTTCCGAGTCAAGCAGCTAGTGGTTTTGAGACGTTTAGCGACAGTATTGTTGGAAGACAAATTACTGACGGTACTAGTCAATTGACTAATACGAACTTTGCGTTAGATAGGGTTGTGCCAGAGAAAGACTCTAAAAAATTCCAAACTGCGCCATTTTCAGACTTTATAACTCTTGAAAATCTTAAAATAGAAGAGGATGTACCTACAACAGTTGTACAATCTGATGGTAAGAAACGACCGGTAAGATTTAATACAAACAAAAAAGATGCATCTAAATCTTTATTTGGTTCTTTAAGAGAAAGAATTAGGGTTTCTATTGCTCGAATAATTAAAAACTTCCCGGGTGGTATTTTAATTGATAAAGACGCGCTTTCAGTTGTAACTGATAATACCGCAGAAAATATTACATACAACCCTACAACAAATAGAACAACATTTACGGTACAAACGGGTAGATTTTTTAATCCATTTGATATTGCTTTAATACAGCCTACAGCAAATGAAGCAATAAATTCTGAAAATAAAATTAGAAACCTATTTTCTTCATATAAGAAATATATCATAATTGTTGATGGTAAAAACTATAATGTAAGCAATTACATAAAACCTGATAGTTTTAATCAAGTTACACTATCTGTTACCGGAAAACCTTTTACCGGGTCAACATATTCAGATAGTTTTATTTTAAGACCTAATGATAGTGTTGTTGAAGAGTTTTATTTAGGTTTAGATGATCTTGAACAAACATTATTAAATAGAGATACGTATCCGATATACCAAGCGGGATTTACTGTACCAAAAACAAGTCTAGATGAATCAAAAACAGAACTAGTTTCAGTATTAGTAAATTGGCCAACATCATCTGATGGGTACAACATACAAATTACTGGATTAAAGTTTGATGAATATCTTACTCGATTAAATGACTTAGCGACAGAGATTGACAATTATAAATCTAATTTAGTAACAAGATTTTTAGTTGCACCGCAGTTATTCGAATTCGATACTGAGGATCAAAAAATAGACAAAATATTCCAACTATATGGTCAAAGCTTTGATAAAGTAAAATCATATATTGATAATATTGCGTACATGAGAAATGTTAGTTATGATGCAATAGATAACATCCCAGATGTTTTTCTTAAAAATCTAGCAAACACTCTTGGTTTAAACACAATTAACTTATTTGATCAAAAATCACTAGAAGAACAAATTTATAATGCATCTTCTGTGACATATGATGGTCAATCTATTGGTAAAAATTTAGTTGACGCTGAATTAGAATTCTATAGAAGACTCTTAGTTAACTTAGCTTTTATATATAAATCAAAAGGAACCAGAAGTAGTATTGAATTTTTCTTAAAGTTCATCGGTGCTCCGGAACCAATGGTTAAAATCGATGAATTTGTTTATAAAGTTAATAGTGCGTTACCATCATCTACATTAGATGATATCACAAACACATTAAATAATATTCAAGTAAGTAATAGTGTAACTTTTAATAGTAGCACATACACATACACATTATCATCATTAACTGGTTTAACAACAAATAACCAGATAAGTGATTACCCTGTAAACGATATTTCTTTATTACCAAAATCTCCAACAACTAATCAGGAAAACATATTTTTCCAAATGGGATCTGGTTGGTCAAATGTATCATTAGATCATAGATCTTCTGATATATTAGATACGGAATCATCAGTTATAACAGGTAGAACAAAAACATTATTAACAAAATCAAAACCATATTCATATGGTGAAGATTATTTTGATGTTTATAGAACACTTCCTGGTTTGGATTATGGTTTCACAATTAATAGTGAAATAGATAATGTACAGGGCCAAATATTAGAAGATGAAAATTTATCTAATTTAATTCTTAACAGAAAAAACATAAACGTATTTGTTTCGGCGGCTAATGCTATTAACTATGATATTTGGAGAAAATCCAGGGAATTAGAAGTTACTTTTGGTACTAATAGTCTTGAGCCACAAACCGGGTTTACGTTTGCAGAATATCTACAAAATACTTTTTCTAATCAAATCACTGATTCAAATTTAGTAAAGTATAAGAAAAATTATATCACACTAGAAGATGTATATCAAGATTATTTAAATCAATTAACAGCTTCTGGATACACAACATATGATATGATTTCAACATCTGATTTCGTTAATCAGATGAGTCCATATTGGTCTAGTGTGTTGGAACAAATAATTCCATCGACAACCTTATGGATGGGTGGAAATTTAATAGAGAATAATATTTTTGGTAGACCTAAGTTTTCATATAGAAAACCATGTAAACCATTAGAAGTTGTTGAAAATCTATATCCTAATTTTGAAACAGTTATTGAAGAAGATCTTGAAACCATACTTGGTGATCCAGATAACTTAAGAGGTTTAATAGAATTTAGTGGTGTGACATTTACACTACACATTGATATTGATGGTGCTGATTATAGTGGAACAACTAAAGTTAATTTAACTGGTAGTACACTGTTTGGTACAGGATTCACAGTAAATGAAAGTTGTACAACGTTAACATCCTCATCAAGTAAGATACCACTTGTATGTGAATATAAAAACTGGATTAATTTAGATTTAACGACAATCAAAACCTCTTGGAAGAGCGCAATAACTTCATTAGTTAACCAAATTAATCAAACAGAAACACAAAGTAGTGCTTTTAATACACCAACTTATGTTCCAACAACAGCAATCACTAGTGGATATACACAATTAATATCTCATGAATTTTTCACAGATAGTGATGGTATTGAGAAAGTTAAATTTATTGCACACACAAATTCTTCTGGTGAATGTTTAGTTAAAGATAATTTAGATTTCTATTTTGATGTTGATTACAAATATACAGAACCAAAATGTGATTTAGATTTACAGTTTGAAACGATTTGTCACACATATAGTGGTTATCCGACTTGTAAAGTTATTTCAGATATTATCATTACCGTTACTGGTGCAACAGTACAATCTGGAAATGATAATGGTTGGGGAATTTATGTACAAAGAAATTGTACACCTGGTAATAACATTTATAGTGGTTATAGTTCAATATATCCTGATGTAAATCTTTCACCAGTTCTTAATGAGAACTGTAAGTTTAGATTAACTAACGTAAGAGAAGATGATGTTATTGATTTAGTTTTTACCGATGCGGCTAACTGTGATAAAAAAGTAAAAATAGAAGGACTCTCACTTAGATATGTTGAATATCCAACTGAAAATCCAGATTATCCATTAATTGTTAATACTGGATATACATTAGTACCAAAAGTACAATATAGAAATAGTTTTAATTATGGTTTAAAACACAATACGAAAGTTTTAGTTGTTAGCGGTGCTACAATCAACGGTTCAACAACACCTGCAGATATTACAAATTATATATCCGCTGGGACTTTAGTTAGAAAGAACGTAAAAGACTTAGTTAACGGAAATGTTATATTAGGAGCAACATACTTAAGCTGTTCAACATTCCCATCAAGTATATTTGAATATGCAAATGAAAATAATGATTATTCATTTTCTTATGATTATTCAACATACACAATAAACGATATTGATTGTTTAGGGTCGGTTAAAAAAAGTACAATTACTGCTATGACAGTAAATGGTGCTCAAGTTGTTATTGAAGTTTTACCGACAACAAAATTAAGAGTTTACACAAATAAAGAAGTTGATGAAACACAATATAGAGTAACAAAAAGAGATGGTTATTTCTTTGATTCTAGATCTCCAGAATTTTTACAATTAAAACCGGAGAGTAAAGAAGAGCCTTGTTGTTATTATCCTTCTGATTATTACGATACTGGTGATTTTTTAATTACCGAAAAAGGTGAATTATTAGAGGTTGTTGCTGTTAATTTAGATTACTGTGAAAATAATTTATATTACAATATAAATGTTAATGGAACACAACCACAGAACTTAATTATTTTTAATGGTAATGATAGTGCACAAATATTAGCACAACATACCTATGATAAATTTAATAGATTAAATGAAAATATAAGTCAATTCTATACTGATCAAATATGTTGTACATCACCAGTTGAAGATCCTATTAGAAATTATACAACAGAATGTGGTGTGATTACACCAGCGGTTCCATGTGGAAACAGTTATCCAATATTTGTTCCAACACCAACGCCGACTGTAACCCCAACCCCGACACCGACTGCCACAGCTACTTCGACACCTACAGCAACACCAACTGCAACATCGACAGCTACACCGACGCCAACAGTCACTCCAACGCCGACACCTACACCTACAACTACTGTAACACCAACCCCAACGTGTACGTTTGATATTGACGTTATATTACCAACCCCAACACCAACAGGAACACCAACACCTACTTGCACTTTTGATGTAGATGTGGATATAATTATTCCTACACCAACACCAACGGGAACACCGACACCAACATGTACATTTGATGTTGATGTGGATGTGATCATTCCAACACCAACACCTACAGGCACTCCGACACCAACATGTACATTTGATGTTGATGTTGATATTATAATACCAACCCCAACGCCTACAGGTACACCTACACCAACATGTACATTTGATATAGATGTGGATATAATCATCCCAACCCCAACACCAACAGGTACGCCTACACCAACATGTACGTTTGATGTGGATGTTGATGTAGTTATACCTACACCAACCCCAACGGGAACCCCTACACCAACTTGTACTTTTGATATTGATGTTGTGTTACCAACACCTACGCCAACTGGCACACCTACGGCAACCCCTACACCAACAGAAACGGTTACACCAACGCCAACCCCAACAGAAACCGTTACACCGACACCAACGGAGACAAGTACACCTACCCCAACAGCAACACCTACACCAACGTGTACGTTTGATGTTGATGTGGATGTAATCATACCTACACCAACACCTACGGGTACACCAACGCCGACATGTACATTTGACATAGATGTTGTGTTACCTACACCAACACCTACAGGTACTGGTACACCAACACCAACAGAAACTGTTACACCAACACCAACTGCAACACCAACAATAACAACATCATTAGATCCTTGTGATATGACTTATGAAATTGTGGAAAATGAACAAGGATTGATAACTGAAAACGGTGAAAGTTTTATTGGTGATGAAAATAATAATATAATAATTGAGGAATAAAACATAAAAAAATATTTATAAAAATGAGTATTATAAGAGTTTCAGAATTAAATCAAACAACGGGAATAACCCCAAGTTCTTTGATTTTAACATCACATGGAGATAGTAATCCAAGAACTTCAAAATATATCACTAAAGATGATTTATTTAATGAATTAGCCAAAACAGGTTCAAATACTTTTCATGGTGATCAAACCATTAGCGGTTCATTATCTATTTCAGGAACAACAGAATTTGGTGGAGATTTAGTTCCGAGAACCGCAAGGGGAGCAACAATAGGAACTTTAGAAAGACCATTTAGAGATTTATTTTTACAATCTGCATCGATTAATATACAATCGGATATTATTGGTGGTAGAAATGCTAGAATATCAAATGCTGATGGTAATGTAACAATTCAAGCTGCGGGTTTTCAGTTAAAAAGTGGTTCATTTGTATCATTTGAAATTTCGGAAGAAGGTTTAACAACAATACAGGCACCAAAACAAATATTAGGTACTGAATCGGCATTTAACATAATCGGATCATTATCGGGATACCAACAACCAAGAAACTTCAGTGGTTCGTTAATTCAATTGACGGCACAAGATAATCAACCGGCTCGTATTAGTCTTGATTCATACGGAATAGGTACATATGGATTAATTGCCGCAAGAAGTGCTAGAGGTACAGTTGATACACCAACTCAAACAAAATCAGGAGATACTTTATTAAGATTAACATCACAAGGTTGGACTAATTCAAATAGTTTTATTGGTAGTATCGTAAGGGTAAATTTAGAAGCGGCGCAAGATTTTACATCAACCACAGCGGGGACTAAAATAACTTTACAAACAACACCAATAGGGAGCACAACAATACAAACATCTGCAACAATAGATACAACGGGTATAAACATTCCAACAGGGGGTGATTTCAAAATAGGTGGAAATTCATATACCGCATCATTGGCAACAACCGGATCAAATAACTTTATTGGAAATCAAACAATTACAGGTTCATTATATCTAACAGGTAGTGGTGGTGTTGGTTTTATCAATTCGCACAGAATATTAACTGATTTAGATAGTGGTTCATTTGCTATCACAGGTTCAAATGTATTCACATCAGGACAAACAATAACAGGTTCAGTGAATATCACAGGTTCATTGATTGTAACTGGTTCTCTTATTATGGATGGAACAGCACAAACATATTTTTCACATACTGTAACAAATCCGTCTAACTATGTACTACATCAATTCTTAACATCGTCTTACCATGGTGGAACATATGCATTTAGTGCACATCAAGATAGTAATGGAAAAGTTACTGTTTATAGTAATTACATTGTAGCACAGGGTGGTGGTGGAATTGATGCGAAAATTGGCGGCGACTCAAAACTTGAATCTACTGCGGGGGCTCCTAACCCAGTGTTCACTGTAGGATTTAGTGGAAGTTACGCACAATTTAAAGTAACAGATAGCGGAACATTTACATATAGAGGAATTGTACAATTATATTAAAAATAAAGAAAAACAATAAATGACAACAATAAGGTTATATAGTAGTTCAGGTTCATACAACGGATATTATGCCGATATCGTTTTTCACCCATATAGTGGTGGAACATCGATCAATGTGGCTACTAACGTATTAATACCTTATTATTGGACAACTGATTATTATTTTGGTACATACGATTTTAATTTTTTAAATGAATTAGAAGGTACTGTTTGTAATTTAGATATTATTCCAATAGCAACACCTACCCCAACAATTACACCAACGCCAACACCGACCGCAACACCAACATGTACATTTGACATAGATGTTATATTACCAACCCCAACCCCGACGGGTACACCAACCCCAACTTGTACATTTGATGTGGATGTTGATGTGATTATACCTACCCCAACACCTACAGGTACTGCTACACCAACTGCCACACCTACACCGACTGAGACAAGCACTCCGACACCTACACCAACCCCAACATGTACATTTGATATAGATGTGGATATAATCATCCCAACACCTACACCAACGGGAACACCAACACCGACATGTACATTTGATATTGATATAGCATTGGTTACACCAACGCCGACAGCTACACCTACAATAACGCCTACCCCGACATCTACACCTACACCAACGTGTACGTTTAATATTGATATAGCATTGGTTACACCGACCCCAACAGCAACACCTACACCTACGCCAACACCTACCGAGACTGCTACACCAACACCAACGGAGACAAGTACACCTACACCAACGGCTACTGATACCCCTACACCAACACCAACACCTGATTGTTCATTTAATGCGGCAGTTGAGGAGGTTCCACCAATTCAAATAGATGAAAATACTGAAATCTTTATTTGGTTTGACGATTCGGGA